TAACTCAGGTTGATTGGGTTCGGGGGACACTGGCGGCTCTGGCTCTGGTAGCGGCTCTGGGATAACTTCTGTTGGCTTTTCAACAGGTTCCTCGGTCTCCGTAGGTGTAGGTGTTGGCTCTTCATAAGGTGGAATGGCTTGTAGTTCTTGTTCTGCGACAAGTAGTTCCTCCTGTTTTGTTATTACACCCTGCGATGTTACTTCAATTATACCTGCTTTTTCTGTTTGAACTAGCAAAGAAGACTCGTAGTTTTGCTGCAACTTATCTCTATCGGATATTGCAAATAACAAAGTAGATTGTTTTTCATCTAAGTTGGTCTGTGCTATACCAACAACCAGCAGTAGTTCTGGGTTATTGATTAGTGGAGCACTAGCATCCTCATCTGGAACAACAATGATGATATCTTCTTTTCTATATCTAATTTCTTCTCTAAATAAAGTAATTTCATCATACACAATTACCTCATCATAAACAATTTCCTCTGTGTAATAAGTTACCTCGTAGTACTTTACAACTGGTTGATATACTATCTCTGTTACTGTTCTTTCTCCAAACCATGATGCAGGAACAATTTGCATATTACCACCAGAAATTTTTGAATAAAGTTGTACCCATGCTCCACCACCATTTTCATAATAGTATAGTGTGGTTGGATAAAAAACACCTGCTCTAATCCATACTTCTTGTGAGGTGCTGCCACCTCCACCTTTGTCACGCCAATCATTGATAAGGCTCATGCCAGCAATTGTTAACTTAACTCCGTCATCTCCTGGAGCGTAAAAACTATACCATCCATCTTGTGGAACCATTAGGTTACCTTCAAACTTTACTAAAACATCTTCAGTTTTTCCAGAGTTTAAGACCAAGCCACCGCCCCATTGGAAATCAATGTTAGGAACATTCTTAGTTGCTAGTGGTGTTTCTGTTTCTGTTGGTAGTGGTGGAGCATTGTTGTACCCTTGTCTGTTGTAAGAAGTTGCTGTAAGTCCACCTGGAACCAAAGTTGTGACTTCAACTGGCTCATAATCTAGATAAGACTCCATCCTTGTATTAGGAACTAAGATTGTTCTCGGTACAAGTTCTGTTCTTGGAACTAACTCCGTATATGGAACTTGAACTGTATATGGAACGTCAATAGTTTGTGTGACCTCTTTATCAGGTCTAGTCCAATTAGGGTCTGAAATTAATTTTGTGTTGTAATTTTCCTTAGCCAAATCTAAGTCTACTTGTGCTTTATCTACCAGCAATTGCTTGCTTTCAACATCTAGGATTGCATTATCTAAAACTGTTTTGTTTGACTCTACCATGGAATCTATTGTAGCCTTTTCATTCAAGGCTGTCTGGTATGCTTCCTGAGCAACTGTCAAAGCGGTTTTGGTAGCATCAACTAAAGCCTGTGCTTCTGCTACAACTGCATCATATTCAGCCCTTGTTTCTGCAGAGGCTGTTGATGGAAAAAATAAACAGAAAAAGGCTAAAAATATTGCTAGTATAAATCTTGAGGTTTTGTTATTAATTTGTAGTCTCCTTGTTGGGAATGTCCAACAAAACTATTATACCACTACATTATATTTATGTTGAACTGTTTAAAGTATGCATCTAAATCTTTTTGCTCTGGTTTATTGCGTTGAATGATATTACGCTTGTCAAACTCATGCATTTCTTCTGTTGGTTTTCTGTCACGAAATGTATGTATTTCTACCATCTGATTCATGTCTTTTACAGTGTGAGAGATAGCACCAAAGATAGCACCGCATACAGCATCTGCAAGGTCCTTAGAGGACTTTCTAGGGTGGTCTACACGATTACCCCTCATAATTTTTAATTCTGTTAGTTCTTCAAACAGCAACTCTATGGCTGGCATAGCAAGACGCTCTTCGTAAACAAGCATAGCCATATCTTCATAATGCTTCTTGGCAACAGAAACAGTTTCAGTCTTTATACCAACAGACTTCAGTTCATTTTGAATATCAAACGATTGCCAACGGTCAAACGATACCATACCCAAATCAAATCCAAGTCTCCTCAAGTTCTGAATCCATTGCTTTACCTCTGAAAGGTTAACAGGACCTTCAACTTTTGGTTCCCAATATACTACTGCATCTACCACTACGATAGGCATTACTTGGGCATAATCTTTAACTACCTGCACATTTACCCATTTTTCAACGTGAGCAATAGCCACAGCACATTTGTCGTGGCGTTGTGCAAGGTCAGCATGGACAAAGTATTTTTTATCTGGGTCTGGTTTAAATGATTCCATAAAACTTTTATTAGAATCAATGGGGTTTACAATTGTCATACAAGCACGAACTTTTTCCTGTTGCTTAAAGAAAGCGTCAGAGGCGTAGGTGGGGACACAAGCAAAACGCATCATGGCATCTCCCAGGTCTGTATAGAACGCTAATTTAAAGTCATCAATTTTACGAGTAGGATTTACCACCCATGTAGGTCTTTTAATAGCAAACATTCCTGGAAATTTATAAGACAAAATATTATCTTCTTCCCATTCAATATCTAGGCTATTTCCATCTGCGTCTTCTGGCAAATCTGCATTCATAATAAACTTATGTTTCTTTATTACCACTTCTTTTTCGGCAATAACTGAGTCATACCTTTGGCTAATAAAGTCCCCAGGATAGCGTGGAAAAGAAAGTAGTGCTACTTTGCCTAAGTCTGGAAAACGACTGTCTACGGAGGCACGGAAGGCTTTATAGATGTTGTCTGCGGTTTTTCCTTGGTCATTTCCAGTTCCAACTTCATTAGCAAAACCAGAAATTTCATCCAGCACTGCCAGAATAAGGTTTAGACCTTCGTGAGACTCTCGTTCTGAGTGTCCAGAATAAACAGTAATAGCATTATTAAACTCAATGCTATCTACTTTTGCATAATATTTACCAGCGAACCAAGGTGAACGCTCAATTTTGTTTTTGAAACCCTTAAAAAAAACGTTCTTAGCCTGTTGTGCGTTAACAGCAATGTTGATAATATCAATAGCGTCTCCAGTAGGTTTGCCAAAATAACGAGCAGGGTCTTTAAGACAAAGTAATTTATAAACAATATAGGAACAAGCGACAGTAGAAACAAAATCCTTACCAGAACCTTTTCCAAGTTGTAGGATTACTTCATTCTTTGTATATTTTTTGTAGTATCTACGACCTTCTTCTTCACCAAGTAGTTCTATAACCTCTTCTAGTCTATAAATTTGTGACATTGCTTCAACAATGTCATACTGAATTTGAGATAGTGGTGGCTGTTGCAAATAGTCTTCACCTTCAACAAATGTTTTAACATCTACTGGTATCTCTGCAAAAACGTTGCTCTTTAGTACCTCAAGAAAATCATTGAACATTGACAATGGTTATAACCTCTTGCTCTTTTGATACCTGCGAAAGCCTACGCATAATCTCGTCACGAATCTGTGGATACTCACTTGCAATATCTCTAAGAATACCAACAAGTACATCTTGTTTGTGTTCAATGTTTAGCATCTCTTCTGCCAGTTCTTTATTCTCAAGTAGACCAGCCTTTTGTAGCATGTCTATACGTTTGCTTTCAATATCCATAACAAGTTTAATTGCGGCAGTCTTGGCACCAAGATTAGCAACAGTGGTAGCATCATCCATAACTTCGTATGCTTTACTAATTAGTTTGTTATAGTGTGTGTCTGCACCAACCAATGCTTCCTTTGCCCTAGCACGAATAGCGGCATTGTCAGAAGCCATTACACGCCACTGATTAATGTGGGCTACAACTTTTTGACGTGGTAGTGCAAGTGCTTTAGAAATTTGGGTAGGTTCTTCACCTTGGAGGTACTTCTCCACAACCTTGTTCATCTCATCGAGATGTTCAACTGTTAATTCTTCAATTGACATTTTTCTTTGGTCTTCCTCGTTTTGTTGGAATTCTTTTTATTCTGTCTGGAGTAAAAGAACGCCATATGGTAGGCTTTGCTTTTTGCATTTCAAAGCAGTCCACCCAAATTTTACCAGTTTCTGTATTGGTAACAAGACTTTCAAACATAAACTTTACGCCATGTTCCCCATCTATCTTAATGATATCACCTTTAGCAATAGTAAAATTGCCGATTTCTAGGCTATCTTCTTTGTCAAATTTTGTTTGAATTTGTTTAACTAATTTTACTTTTTTCATCTTTTTGACTTCCTTAACTTAAACTTGGCTAAATAAACATAGACTGTTTCTACGCTAGTGCCACACTCTAAAGCAATTTGCTCTGGAGTTTTTTTATCTACATGGAATCTTTTGCGAAGCCATGCCTCATTGGTATAAAATTTATTAGCCATCAGTATCCAAACGCCTTGTCCCAATTTTTTAAAGCCCAATGACCAATAGCACAAGCATCTGCAACATCGTCATCGTCTAACTGCTTATCATAGTTTATATTAACAAAGTTAATTGTTCTTTGTTTTCGAATACTTCGTTCTTCATTCTTAAACCAAGACACAGATTTTCCTGGATTCTTTTTCTGTATCTCGTGTTTTTCTTCTTTGGTTATCTTCTTGTTGCCAATAAAGTTCTGCCATGTCATAGGTGAGACTGAGCCAATCTTCTTTACCCCAGCCATAGATGCAGCACCAAGCAATGCTCCCTGAACCATAGCCAACTGAGCGGCAGTCTTAGGACTGTTCATAAAGACTGTGTGTTCAATTATAATAGTATCAAAATCAAACTTATCAAAGAAGGCTTTTGTTTTCTTAGCAGCATCCATAACCTTGTCATAGGTAGACACGCCCTCAAACTTAATCTTGCCACAAGCAATAATTTTATTATCGTCAAAGATGGCAAACGCTAGGCTGTTTGTACTGGCATCAATAGCACAGAATCGTTTTGGTTTTTTAGTCAAGTTTAGTTTTACCATTTAGGATATCCTTAATCTCTTTAAGAGTGTCTTTAACGTCATCTGGATTTACCTCGCAATTTTGACAAATAGTTTCCTCGGTGTAGATTGACAATTGTTTGTTACAAGATTTACAAAGTCTGACTTTTCCAACACGCTTCTTTACCTTATCCTTTAAATATTTTTCAGCAATCTTTTCTCTAGTTGCTTGTTCCCTGCATTCAGCAGAGCAGTATATCTGATAAGATAGTTTAGTTTGAAATTGCTTATCGCACCAATTACAGTGTTTGTTCTTCATTTAAAGGCTCCAGAGATTTAATTTTTATCTCTCCAGAACCTGCAGAAGCACAAGCCGCTTGTATAGGGCATGTCTTGCATATCTTTGAATTAGAACGATAATTTTTCTC